AGAGGTTTATTCTGTTGTATATACATGATCATTGTGATATTATTGAACACTTTTTCATTTATATACTGCTTGCCTTTGGAGATGCAATCACAATTATAAAACATTTTTTGCAAATCATACGATATGTTCACATCTAATCTTTCACCAGTATTTGTATCAAAGATTAAAGGTGCTACCTTATCAACAAATTCTTTTGAGAATCTGATAGTTTCATCATAATACTTTTTAACCTGATTATTATACATAGAGGTTTCTAATTTTTCGGGATTGTTACAAAAAACATCAATGTCTATAACTTTCCCTTCAACTATGTATTCTTTATCGTTAAGCATTGTTGTCTTAAGTCTATCCCAAGACTGAGTAAACAATGCTTCTTCATCCTTAAGTTCTCTACGAACTGCACAAAGGATGTTATTTTCAATATCTTCATTAATATCAGGAAAAGTTTTGTATTCTTTTCCTTTTCCGTATAAGTTAAGCAGAATATCATTATCATTGATTTTGATTTCTACTTTATCTATCAAAGGAGTTACAAATTTATTAGCAGCTGATTGGCTGATTACAATAGGGTCTTCTTTTACATCTTCACATGCTACATACATTGTGGAGAGGTTTATTCCTTCAGCCCTATTGTTGTATTCATCATAAGATATTGTCTTTTTAACTACATCATCTTTATGAATAGTCTTCCCAACAGATAAGCTATCTAAATACTCATTGTTGTATAAATAGCCATAAAATTCTGTTATATGTTTATAACCTATACGTTCTATACAGGTAAGAACATTTTTACTCTTATTATATAAGATAAGCCAATAATGCCTATCAGGATCATTACTAAATTTCGATATTTTAGCCATGACCTTATAATTGAACTCAGCCATAATAAAATTAGAGCTGAATTCACCGAATTGGTTTTCATAACCAGTAGAAACAATGGGGACTTCAGGATTAAGGAGCTGTGTTATCTGTTCCATCTGAATCCCCTGCATTATCTTTCTGGAACCTGAGTTGGTGTTGTTGAAAGGTTGTTTAAGACCTTTGCACAACGTATACTCTTGACTAGGAAGTTTCTTTTCTATTTCTTCTATCTCTTTTCCAAGTCTAAGCGTAGTATTGGTTGTTTTCATTGATTAGACTCCTCTTTTTAAAACTAAATTAAAGCTATTCTTATTCTATAATTAGAATATAAAGTGCTTATCAAAACCTTTATATCTTCTTCTTCTAAATTATTGATAAAATGGAATAAGTTAGAATAGTCTATCATAAAATAGAACATCGTATCATCATAATCAGGATAGCATGATGTTAGAATAGAACGAGTACTCCTAAGACCATTGGAAATACTTTTAAAAGTCATTTCATCTTCTTTTCCAGCTACTGTAAACAAAGAAATTGTTTCATCTTCCTCATCATCGGTATTTGTATTGCTTTTACTTTCAATAGGAACCGATAAACACGTATTTGAATTATACGTATCTAACTTTTCCTTTTCTGAATCTGATAACTCCCCAATAGAACCAGACTCAATTTGTTTCTTTAACTCTTCGATTGTACCAAGTTTTACATCAACACTAACTTTTTTCATTGAAATCTCCTCCTAGAAATAAAGAAAAAACATGAGAGATCTCTTGACCTCTCATGTTTATAATATATAAGCCTAAAAATTATTCCACTTCATATAAAGAGTCTGAAGTAAGAAGGTCGTCAGTGTGAAGATTTTCTGCAAGAATGATTCTTTGAGGAATTTTCTTTAAATATCCTAAAGCAGCTTTTACAAAAGCTGTTCTAAATTCAGGATTTTCATTTATTTTTTCTCTAAAATTACCATAAGAGAATTTATGAATCTTATCAGGATCAAAAGATAAAGAAGCTCCTCCACCATAAAGGAGTTTATTATTCTTCATATCTTCTAATAAGGATAACCAAGGATCAAATCCATTATTATAATCAAATACAAGTCTTGTACCAGTTTTCTTTCCTGAAGATCTTGATTTTACTAAACTAAGTTCTACAACAGAACCTTCAACCTTATAAGTTTCATCTGCTTTAAGTTTACTCTTAGCATCTAATCTAATGATATTATTAGCTACATAGGTTGATGATCTTCCTCTAGGAAGTCTTTCTCCTTGCTTAAGATATTGTACTGCATTCGGTTTAGGGAAGATACTCATTTGAACATCTTCAAGAATATGATTAATCCCAAATAAAATGATATTAGCTTCTTTAAGAAGAGGAATAATCTGTCTAAATATTCTTGTTAAGATCTGAGCTGTTGCTGCACCAGATGATTTTCCTGCTAATTCATCATCATCAATATATTCCTTAGGCATAAGCATAGGAATAGAATCTATGATGTATAAAGTAGGTTCTAATTTCATAATAGGCTTCCCATATACATCATTTCTCTTTGTATCATAAAGAAACTTATCTACATTAGAAAGCTTTAAATCATGGATCATCTTAATACGTTCATAAAAGTTTTCTGCAGTAATACCAGTATTTCTTACAATATATCTCTTTTCATATTCTTCAACAGAAAATCCAGATAAAGATCTACGTCTAGAAGAAGTCATACCACCTTCGATATTATCTTCAAAGATAGTAGAGGTTTTATATTGTCTAGCAATATTTGCTGCTATTTGAGTTACTAAAGTAGATTTGCCACAACCTGTATTTCCTATAAATGCATTATAAGATCCATCCGTAATACCTAATACATAATAAGGATGTAATTCTCCATTTGATAGCCGTTCATCATTAATAAATCCATTTTGATAGTCGAAATTAAGAAAGCCGCTAGGATATCCAGTATCTTCTTTAGCTTCTTGTTTCATACTAAAATCCATACTAGCTGCTTTTTCTCTAAACATTTGTTCAAGCATGCTATCTGTTTCTGCCATTAGTTTATCCTCCGTCTCTCAAAAAAATAAACATTTTGATATAATAAATTGTTGATGTTTTTGTCAAAATTAATTACCCATACCTAACTAAAGGTATGGGTATCTTTTACTTCAGATAAATATCATTTCTATACAAATTATTTATAGATGCATTGATCTTAGGATATATAGATTTATCTAACTTCTTAAGGCTAAATCTTAAATCCTCATATTCTAATCCTTCTATACTAATCATATTATGAGCTTGCATTAAGATATTATTTATAACAGGCTCATCTTTTGATTCTATTATATTTAAAATATCGTAATCTTCGATTTCTTCTTGTGTTTCGCCAGCATAATATGATGGATCGTCATATAATGCTTCCATATTCTCTAAATAAGATAATTCATCAGATTCTATTACCGATATATAATACATTATATCTGAATTTAATAATTCGTAATAAGCTCGATATAGTGTATTTCTATAGCTATCGTCAGTATAAATAACACTATATCTGAACTCTTCTCCGTACGTATAATATACAACAGCATAACTTTTACTCATAATAATGTTAATAATAAATAGTACCAATAATATAAATTAGCGCTATATGTCGTTCCTTCTTTATCTTGATAAACTCTATATGAAAATATAATTTCTGGAGTACTTAAATTATCGAACGAAAGATATTTAGAATTATTTCCTTTATAGCAATTATCACTTTTAAGAGCTATATAATCGGCAAGCCTATCTAAATAATCACTGCGCATTGCTATACTCTTTCTGTCTCAGAACATAATATTAAATATAGATAATATTCATAATAATCTTCATATTTATGATTTTTATTAGTTAAAATATATATACGATATAATTTTTTAGCATTTGTTTCCATAATAAAACGTTTAAGATTTTCATAAAATATATCGAATTCTATTCTGATTTGTAACGGAATAAATACTTGATCTATTAATTTATCAGTTACCATATGAGATTACTATAATTTTGTTTAAAAACATTATCGTCTTTATCGATATAATATCCTATTGGCACAGACCATTGACTACGTGGAGCAATTTCTAGAATGCCGTATTCATCGATATATGCTAAATCTAAATCTGTTAGATCTTTTCCTGTCATAATCTGATAATCAGATATAACACGACCATCTGGCAATAATTTATTTTTTAATAACATATTATAATTTGACATATTAATCCTCCAATAAATCCGGAACTTCTGATATATATGGCATTATACTTAAATATATATAATAATGATAATACATATTGCTACTATATCTATTTTTGTTGCTATAATGTATTATATATCTTTTTGTTAAATTTTCGATATGAAAATTTCTTTCGATAAAATATTTACGATATTCTTTAACATTATATAGATTAAAAACTCTGTTTAATATAATTGCTAATAATTTAGAAGTATCCATGCTCTAAAGCCCATGAACTTATACGATCATCATTCATTTCTTCGTCCTCAACACGCGATTGCATCCATTTTAAAATTTTTTCTCGTTGGAATGGTTGTAATTTTTCTAAGGTCTTACCATTATAATATTTGTCTAGAAAATAATTTAATGTTTTTTCTTTTAATGAATTTTCTATTAAGTAAATTTCTTCGATAATAATCGCTTCTTTTTCAGTCATATCATTCTCCTTATTAGTATATCATAACCTTTCATTATACCATAAAATACTTTTTTTGACAAAAAATTCCATTATTATTATTAAAATACATAAATTCTTAAAAGCGGATATATGTTCGCTTTTATAAATTACAAATTAATCCTAACGATAGATAATAATAGTAATAACATGAACCATCAGTATACATATATTCATGATATTTTTCTTCAAAATTTTCGCACGTTAAATATTGAACAAGATCATTAGACTCATAATCATCATATTTAAATACAGCTTCAGATAATTTATCATTATTAATTTTAATCATTGCATAGTAATTTCAAGCATATCGATAAATAAACCATGAGTGCTATATACATTACATTGGACAATGTTATCTTGTTTATAAATAGCGCCGACTTTAAAATCTTTATTATTTTCTTTAAATTCATTAATAATGTCATGATAATTATTAGCTTCTTTAATTACAGATTGTTCTGGATTAAAAGTTCGTACTACGTATTTCATAATTATGCCTCCATTGGTTCGATCGTAATCGTACCGTAATCAAAATCATCAAAATCTTTAATATAACCGACTAATGCATTTCCTTCAGGATGAACATTACATACTTTAAGATTACTATTTTGTTTAACAAAATCACTAATAATAACAGATACATCGTCTAATTCTACAGTATTATTAAGTCCTTTGAATTTAGAAAATGTGATTTTATGCTTCATATGTTCCTGCTTTAATTTATAATTCATCTAACACACTCAAATATATATAATAATGATAATATATAAGACCGCAACACAAAATAATATCTTTATCATTTTTATTACGAATAATATATCCAAACTTATAATATTTATATAAGTTTACCGATACATTATATTTATTATCTTTATAATATGTATCGTATGCTACTTGTGTAATTTTATTACATATTGCTGCGTTCATATATCGTTTACCATTAGCCATATATAAAAATAATAATACTTATGATCGCCGCCATAATACTTGTTTAAAATTTTATTAAGCATATTTTCTTCGATAGTATTCATATACTCTCTCCTTATTAGTAATTATTACTTACTATTAAATATATATAGTAATCATAATAAAATCCACTATTTCTTGTATCGTCATCGATATTTATATTATATATAATCTCTGAATTATTAACGACTAAATATTGATTCATTCGTTACACTCGTTTCACTCATCTATTCCTATATATATATAATAATGATAATATACGCGGGCACTAAATTTAATTCTTCTATTCCTATATATAATATAATCACCTAATATATAATTTTTATTAACGTTAATATCTAAACGATACTACCCGTAATTTGTTCGACTACAATTAAATACAGATTTTTTAATTATATACTTAACCAATGGTTCGTTCATTCGCTATATTTATTAACTCCTATACAACAAAAAAGGACTACGGGAGATTTCGGTGCGGAGCACGCACTAAAGAACATTAGCCTTATAAATATATAAAATATTAAAGACGGCTATTAACTAACTATATATAAAACAATATACGTTTAAAAACCAATATACGTCTTTATAAACATATTAATATAAAATAACATATACAAAATCGCCGCCTATTCTCCATTTAATAGTTTCTCTTTATTATTACTCTTACTATATATAATAACATAATACATATATAATACTACTACTCATAATATATATAATATAACAATAAACTATATATATGACTATATACATACTATTAAATACTAATAAAGTCGCTATAACAGATTAATGATATATATAGCAATATACTGCATATGACTAAATAGATCGGACTAAATACATTAAATATGGAAACAGGCTGTTTTTAATAACATATACAGAGTGTTACGGACTTATAATCATTTTAATAGTCATATGCAAAAAACTACCGTTTTTTTAACAAAAAACGCAACTTGATAACTAACTATTTAAAACGTTTTTATGAATACTGCGGACTTATAATCATTTTAATAGTCATATGCAAAAAACTACCGTTTTTTTAATAGAAAACGCAACTTGGTAACTGTTTCTACCTCCCCCCACCCCCCAAGGGAGCACACTGTACAGTATAAAGTATCTACAGTATAAAACCACCATCTCCAAGGGAGCTACCTATATAGGTAATCAGTATATATAGGTAGAATGTATATAGTCTGAACCAATATTGTCATTAAAATAAGCTGCTGTTGGCGCTCGTGAGGAGACGGCGGACTATTTAAAAAAATAAATGTTATTATATTATATATATAGTATATATAAGAGATGAATAAGAACTGTTAAGGGAGCAATTTTTATATACTTCGTTCCTAACCCTAAATAATTCACATGCTCAGAATTATTAAAAACCCGCGTCACTGCTACGCTTACGACGTTTCATTTAAGATTTTCGGAGTAAGCTATGGTCGAAGAACGCTTTTGAAAAAAGCTCGTATTCATAAATATACATATTCTGTATATTATGTTTTAATGTTTCCTATATATACTAAACCAGACACCAAAATTAAAAAAAGCCAGATATTATCTGACTTTAATTTTTTGTATTTTTTTTACTTAAAAATACCAGTACTTTCAATTATGCATTAATAATGTATATTTAATTATTTTAACAAAATTAATTAACTCTATGTCTAATATGAGTAATATACCGGTGTAACTACGTTACACCGCTTCGCTATATTCCAGTCTTAGATATAAAAATCTAAGGCTGTTTTTTTATTGCTTTTGGTATATATAATATATTAAATAAAAAAATATTTTTTATTTTTTGATAACTACATACTTAAACAGAGTAATATACCGGTGAACGCAGTTCACCGCTTTTGATAATTTAATAGCGATAGCTGTCTTGAACATTAAAAAAATAATTATATAAAAATGGCCCTTCGGGGTCTTTTTTATTTTCTGAAATTATTTTTAATATTTTGAATAACTCTTAGTCAAACATGAGTAATATACCGGTGAAACGAAGTTTCACCGCTCCAGATACGAAACAATATATAACGGCCCCGAAATTAATTCGGGGTCTTTTTGTTTATGGTTTATATATATAATATATATAAAGAATACTAATAAAATGTTGGCCCATTTTAAAAATGCTCCAAACTCTTACTTACGTAATTTTCTGCAGAACTCGAAAAGGATCGTACACGACGAACCATTAACGTTATATATTCTCTAAGAGAATATAATAACTATTATTGGGGGCGACCAATTTCGTCTACTATCCATTCTTAACAGTAATGGCTCTTCGTTATTATTATAGTATTATATATATAAATGCTATAAAATAATTCGACTAAAATAAACGCAAGGGACTTTTAAATACCTTAGCTAGTAAATGAAATACTAAGATAACGGCGGATCCCAAACAAAAAACCACCTACTTATTAGACGCTTACTAACTTCTAATACTTTGGTATAATTCGTATTAAATATTATATACATACGCTTATATACATAAGCTATATATAATACTAATACGAACCGTAAACGGCTTCGTTACGATATATAAAAATTGATTGCGTGCCACACTCCACAAGCTTCGCTCGCACACATCAGTATATATTTTCTTGATATATACTGATAGACACACAAACGCATTAGATATATTGTTACGAATTCTAAAGAATACTGTTTCTCTTCGCAAGCTACATCGATAACACTATTCTTTAAACGAATTCTACATTTAGTTCGCTAAAGCTCACAACAAACCAATACGATCTCTACCATACTATACTATCGTATTGGCTAAGAATTTTAATAGCTGAATAGATTCGCGGCGCTCACTATTCTTCACATTAATAGCTCTCATTAAAATTATATCTAATATAAGATCCTTTTAGTATGAAAAATACTTTTATAAAGTTTATTAATTAAATACAAGTTAATAAACATTTAAAGGCATAAAGGTTAAAACCTATATTGACTAGTTAAAAACATTGTCAAATAATATACTAAAAACATATTATATATTTTAATACTAAACCATAGTAGTCTATCCGACAAACTATTATATATAATAGTCTCTCTTTTAACAAAATACCGACGGCAGAAAATATAACTATATTATTAACATAATATATATCTACTAGTCACTACGTTCCTTCTCTTATATATATGATACAGATACTCCCGGGCGGAAAATTCTTAAAATGCCTCGGCCTCAGACCTCGGATTTTTCAAGCCGAATTTTCCTTCTTACTGTAAATAAGGATCTACGTATTTACTATATACTATTATAGTATAATATAATATACTATATCACGATATACTAAATACTCATCAATCCTTATTGCCTACCTAGCTCCTATAAGACTATATATATACGCTCGCTACCGCTCGCTGACAAATATTATATAATAATACTATGCTCGCTCCGCTCCCTAACGGTCGCTTCGCTCGCCCTATATATAATATACAATATATACTCTTATAATCGTCGCTTACGCTAGGACACTACAACTCGTTCGTCGTATCCTCCTCACTCATCGGTAATAACTATATACTACATAATAGATACTCCGCTCGTTTCGCTCGCTGCGTTAATACTATTATGATACATATATATAAAATAATTAATTACTCTCTTGAGAAGAGAGATAACAGAGAATCTATACATATAAAATACTAATAACATAACTACTCTCTTAACAAGAGAGATAGCAGAGAACTACTAATAATAAATAATAAACATAATTACTTTCTTAAGAAGAAAGTAAACAAAGAATTCAAGGCTCGCTTCGCTCGCCTCTTACTATAATAATAAATACACAACTACTCTCTTAAGAAGAGAGTACACAGAGAACTTGATATATACGCCCTCGCTTCGCTCGGGCTCACTATATATAAAATAATATACAGTCGCTCGCTGGCGCTCGCTCCTTCAAGCTTCCTGGCGATCGGAAACGTAATCGTTCCGATAAAAAAAAGCAGTCACTAAAAAAATTAGCCCACTACTTTATGTGTCCAAAAAAATGGACTTTCGCTAAAGCTAACACCCGAATTACGCCATACGTACTGAGGTAGTATGCTTTTCGCGAATTAAATAAAAAAATATACATTTAGCTAACGCTGTAACGACAGTATTACCTAAATGTATATTTTTAACATAAGAAAAAATAAAGGTTTAGCCTAGAAGAGCAAACCCTGCCCCTCTAGACTAAACCCTATGTTCGATGTCTGCATTTGAGATTATAAGCGTCAGACATCGACCGCTTATAAACCTTAGATGTTCATATCTTATTAGCCCGACCAAGAACATCTTTTAAGGGTCGGAATAAGGTTGTCGTCCCACTCGCCCTCGACAACTAGAGCTATATGCTATTAATATTTAATGACGATAATAGCAATCGTCGATAAAGTTATTAAGCTTCAGCACCTGCAGTATTTTCTACTGTAGGAGCTTCATCTTTAATAATTTCAATGCCTTCAGCATTACTACCATCAGAGCCAAAGGATTTCTTTAAGCTACGAAGTTCGTCGCTAACAGAAGCTTCTTTCCACGCTTCTTTACCTTCATTGATAATAACACTAGTAGCACCCATAGCCAATTCGGATACCTTCTTCAAGCCTCCGAATAGACCTTTAGCACCTAGGCCTACGGCACCGATGCCTGCATCTTTAATAGTATTGGTTTGACGGCCAACGAATTTTGTGGCTGTTTTGGTCCAGCCTGAAACCATTGTATTGCGTTTAACGCGACTGAATGCGTCAGTGATATCTTTAAGATGTTCATCACTAACTTCGACTTTAATGCCACCGTCGATTTCTTTGACAGAACCATTATATTCTACCTGAATTTTTTCAGTCATATAATTAATAACTTCAGGATTATTATGTTTTAAGTTAAAAGTAGCCATTTTGCTCCTCCTTAATTAATTAAAAAATAAAGGGGGCAAATGCCCCCAACTTAAATGAGGTCCTCAGCGGAAACCTCTTCCGCTTTAATCTCACGAATGAGATTAAGAGTACCATTAATGCAAGCCATACGATGCTTGCTGTTTGGAGTGTTCTTAGGGCGTAAAGCCTTAAGTTCACCATTCACTTCAGCGATTTCATAAGCATAAGAGCTTTGAACGCCGAATGCTAATTTGACACCGTTTTCTGCAACGCCACGGTCAAATTTAACTACGTCGCCAGCTTGAAGTTCAACACCTTCTGGAACTTCAAGAGCATAACTGTGTTCTTGAGACAAACGGCTGATGCGTAGACGCACGTTTTGTTGCTGAGCATCTTTCAACGCAAGAGCCAAGCGTTTGAATGCTTCGCGGTCTTCTGGACCATCAGCATCTTTCATAACAGCATCAGCTACTTTAGCTGGAGTCAAACCAGCTTTCAAGTTCTTCATGATGCTATACGCACGAATAGCTACTGCATCAGAAGTGATAATTTCGCCAGTGAACTGTTTATATCCTACGGATTTATCAGCATATAGCTCTACGATTTGAGCTAGAGCATCACAGCCCGTGCCAACATAAGACGTACCTTTAACTACCATCTTCGCTGGTTTGGTATCACGTACACCGTTGATACCAGCTACGACAGCTGACATCATATAAGCAAAGCCGTTAGCGTTAGAGCCGAATAAATGAGTAGTAACAGTTGCAAAAGCTTTTTGAGTTTTAGACATGATAATGTCCTCCTTCTTAAATAAAGTATCCCGATTACACGACACGGGATGAAAATAAAATCTCCTCTTGCACACACACATGCAAGAGATATCAACATTAGATAGGTCAATGCTTATCTAATGCTCATATCTCCCGCAGTCTTCACCGCGGAAGAAGAGGAGAAAAGTATGAAAGGGACCTCCACACAAAAGGCCCCATGAAAGATTTCGGGGCGGAGCCCTTTCAATCTCATAAAGGTTATAAAACCTTATATCGAATGCTATGAGATGCAATTTAAGTTGTTATATTGTATCTAATAAAGGGAGGTATTATGAGTATACAGCACCTCGTAGCATTCCATATAAAGCTTTATATAGAATAAAATATGACCTTCTATTAATGAGAAGGTCACAGAAGATTTCGCCCCGGAGGGGAAACTTCAGAAGTTAACCCCCGGGCGAAACATTATAAAGCTTTATCGCTTATTCAAGCGATGTTGCAATACTGCCATTTTGACAGCACTGCCTACGGTCCAGCCCACTAAGAACCAGAACACGCGGAATGTTACAGGGTATTCCGCATAAAACCCATTTAACCATTTAATAAAATTACGTTGTAACATGATGATACCTCCATTAATAGTTAATTAAAATTAATAGTGTAACGACAAAACTAACAATAAAACCTAACTGAAATGCCAGCATCTTATAGACACTGGCACAATCTTCTCTAGCTTTATTAAGACCAATAATAACTTCGTTCATAGAGCACCTCCATTAATCAGCCATACCGCAAGAGCGATACGCTACTAATGTTCTGGATACAAATTCGTATCCTTGATGCTCACGAAGAACACTAAAAATTCCGTCAACGGATTGAACGGATAAAAATTCTCCAGATTGGGATTTTAATGTGTAATTATACAAAGCTTCTACGAACATGATTTTCTCCTCCTAACGTAGAATGAAAGAATAATGAGGACAGATTGCCTCACAGAAAATTTCGGCACGGAGTGCCAAAGAACTTCAACAGGAGTGCTATGCCGTAAATGTCGACATAGTATCCCGTAGAAGGTTTAGCCCCGGCTGGGGGCTAATCTCCAGCAATGATTGCTAGAGTACTAGGAGATAGTTTATTATATCTCGCTTCTTCTAGCAAGTATACAGGATGACGCTCATAAGATACTGGCTCATCTTCAGAGCCAATATCTTTCCATGAACGAATTTGAACTGCTACGACACCTTCTTCAAGAGATGTCACATTTTCTGCGACAATACAATCTTTGAAGAAAGTGTTCAATACGTACTCCAGTGCATGGTAGCAGTCAGCACTAGAAAATTCAGTTTTCGGCATAGCTTCGCCGAATAGAATAAATTTCATTAGATACCTCCTATCTTATAAGTAAGAGAAGCGTCTAATTGTTTAGCTTCATAGCATGCTTCTTCTGCTATAGAAGCCATTGTATTTTTCCATATAGGCATATCCATAAAAGATACACTATCCGGAACGATGTCGATGGTACCAGGTCTATTACCTATTACCATTTCCGACATTTCTACTACGCCGTATTGATGTAGTAATAATTCTAGTTGGTCCATAACTAGACCAACGTCGCTAGTCGTGATTGTCATATGACCTCCTTCCGGCAATAATGACGAATATCTTCGCCCTCGTACCGGAAACTAAATACAAATTGTTTAATATCGATATAGCGGTCATATTTACTAGCCATAGCGACAAGTTCCTCTAAAGAAGAGCTCAAATAGCATCGCTCTTCTTTAAAAGGAAATTCACCTTTTACGTGGTAGAAATATAATACATCACCAATTGTAAAAGGTTTTTTGTTTACCCAGCATAATTTAGGACGCCAAGCCTCCTTCTTATTAGCTGGTATAACTATACGCCACACGAAAGTATCACTGCGTCCTCCGTGCGACAATTCAATATTTTTAAGAGGCATAATTATATACCTCCTTCGCATCAGCTAATGCTCTAATAGCATCGCCAACATTAAAGCATTTATCGCCATTCATGGCGAAAAACTTTAGAGTATTGCTATTAATTTGATAGCAGACAACCTTGTCTGCTACTTTATTTTTAATAGCCAATATATTGATGTACTCGCACAACATACGTGCGAAATTTGTCGTAGAACATTCGATAGTCATCTTCATAGTTTTTCTCCTCCTATGAATAAAATAAAATGTAGAGGGCAAATTACCCTCAAAAGAGATTTCGGAGCGGGCTCTTATATTAACAGCCCACTCCTAGAGAAGTATTACGCTTCTCGAATCAACACGCCATTAAAGACGTGTCCAGCTTTGAAGTGGATGTACGTTACTCCGTTCACTTCAAAACCTGGTGCAAAGCCTTCGTCATCAAAATCAAGGATAACAGGTTTTGCACCGTTAATATCGATACCGACAGAAGCATACGCTTCTTCGATATCATAAATACAAAGCCATGGCTTTTGTGGATTAATATCCACTGTGCCAAGCTTCAAAAATCCTTCGGCATAACAGCCGAAAATAACTAGTTGTTCCATAGCGATACCTCCCGTAAAGAACAAAAATACTGAGGGAAAATACCCTCATAAAACATTTCGCCCCGGCGGGGGCGGATGACAAAACACACTAGTAAACGACCACCGCCTGATCGCATACCACACGACAAAAAAATATATTCCGTATAGTGAGACCCGAAGGGACACTGCCGAAATACATATAAAGGCGACAGGTGAGTATTTGCCGACCAGAGACGAAGCAACGCGGGCACAGAGCCCAATGTTGCAAGCGTCGGAAGGCAAATACGGTACCGCCCACATAACACTCACGTTATATTATAAAAAAACGTGATTTCGTGAGTGCCGAAACAATGTGGGCGGGCACCTGTCGCCGGACGATATTTATAAAAAAATATAAATACCATAATTACGCCATCAATATCTCTATTAATAGTATAATTATAGTATTTATAAATAACAAAAAATAAAGCTTTAGCCATAGATATATAATAATAATATACCTACAGCTAAAGCTAAATTATTATCCCACTACTGAAACAACTTCAATGATACGATAATCATTGAAGTATTCCAAAGGTTTAAATTTCCATTCTGGAACATATCTGTCCCGAATGGTATAGAAGTGATAAGTATTATACTCATCACTTTCCGTGACTTCTACTACTACTGATTGATGACAGTAGTTGTAGTATAAATATCTCTTACCATTAATGCGTACCCAACCATGGGCACTTAACATGCCATAACTATTAAGAGACAAAAGTCCTTCAGCTTCTTTATCTACCTTTACGACTGCTTCCCAGTCGTAAGTTTTTTCTAGCATCATTTCTTCTGCTTTGCTAGAATATTTTTCTTTAGCCATTAATTGTTCATGTCTGTTCCAGTTCATCTTTTTCTCCTGCCGGTATTTTAAAGTGGAAACGGTCGCCACTAATCATTAATAGATAATTTATATACCGCCAGAAATAACAATCTTACTCCTGACGGTCCCCCCGGTCGTGTATAATAAGCCACACCGGAAGCTTTTTGTAGTCCCGCCGATTCTACTTCCTATGACTGCCACTAAGGACAAAGTTAGGACGATATCGGCGGGTCTACCGCTCAGCTGATAAATACTATTATATGTGAACGGCTGTGACCGCGAACTCACGCCATGACCCAACATGGACCGCTCACATTTAACAGTATTAAAATTTGGGAAGCTCCTTTAACGTCCGGCTTCCCTCAAGGACGACCACTCAGCGTGTATTTAACGTCTCCGTGGTCCAAGACGATGAGGAATAAAAATCCCTCATAAAAGATTTCGGGACGGAGTCCCAAAAATAAGAAGTACTATGCCGTATATACCGGCATAATATTCTCATAAAAAATTTCGATACGGAGCGCCTCTATCGCTGAATGACAGATACACTCCATGTAAATTTTTTTATATATCTAAATAAATTTTTTCGGGCCCTAGCTCCTACATAACTTCTTTAACAGAGGTAGGAGCGGGGGACCCGAAGGGTAATTTTGATATTATGCTTTACGACATAACAATATAGAACTGTTAATATCAGAATTACCGCTTTTGATTGTAGTAAACAATACTTTGTCTACTACAATTTTGCCAGTAAATAATTTTCTATATTCACCAGCATCTTTGTTTCCTTTTACACTGTCAGATGTAACTTCATCTACATTACAAATCTTAACAGTTTTACCGGAAAACTTACCTTTGCGGCTTACAGCATAAATGCCATCGCCAGAAACTAGTTCACCTTTAAGATTAACAGCTTTTCTGTTTCTTGCTTCAGAACCTAGAAGAAATTCTAATTTATCTTTTACTTCAATTCCTTCTTGTTCTAACTTCTGGAACTTGTTAATGATTTTAGTAAAATCATAACTGCTTCCAGAACGAAGAAAGAACTTACCGTCCATTTCACCAGGACATTCTTCTGTATCCATGATGTGTTGCACTATGAATACAATACCATTTTTAATGAACAATTCATATTCGCCATTTACGGATTTATGTGTATAAAGTTTTTCATCTTCGGACACACCATCAATAAAATTGACTACATCGCCGCGAACATATTCTCCGTCGACGAAAGAGCCATAATTAAAGAACGCTCTCCAACCATTTTTACGACCACAAACTTCGTGAAATTTCACTAAAGTTTCTGGCGCTTCATGTTTAGATACTTCCTCAAACAATGCATCATATGGAAAAACTACTTCCACGTAGTTTAATCCATTATCTTTAGATGTTTTGTATGCAGTGGCAGAGTCTTCTGCATATAACATACGCAACATATTTTGTGCGTATGGAAGTACTGCAGAAAATGGAGATTCTGCCTTATAACTGTCGTCAAGAACACTGTCTGCATTTTTGCAGTCAGTTAATGTCATATTAATGACATCGATAACAGACTTAGAAGATTTTGCTTCTTCATCAAATGGGCTATCATAAGATAAGCCCAGCTCCGCGATATATTCTTTCAAATATTCGCAAGAATTAGCCATGACATTGTCCATTACATCGTCCATGGCATCACGGATAATGATTTTTTGATCTTGATTATTTTGATTGTTTTCTTTTTTCATTTTTGTACTCCTTTTCTTCGCTTTCTGTAGCGAACACGAACAATCCTTCATTTTTAATGAAGGAAACTAAGCTAGGATTCGATCTTCTCTTTTGAGAGATGCCATCCATGAAACTCATAAACGGGCTAAATAAATCTAAGGCAGTTTTGGCCATATCAATGGTCATACCGCCAACTGCTGCGCCAATATGAACACAATCTAAAAGATAGTTTAAAATACTATCGTTGCTTCTATTAGAATCAACGAAAGTTTTAAACATTTGTTTAAAGAAGGCATTACTTAAAATACCTTCAGCAACATCTTCGTCATCAGTAAATAAACGAACATACTCTTTATTGGTATGCTCTTTTTGAATTTCTTCAAGATTTTTGCGAACTCTGTTCATAGCAGGATAAGCTTCTTCCTTGCCTTCCAAAATAGAACTAATGAACGCTACAATTCTTGATTGTAAGCTCATTTGTTCATCTACTGTTGTAGTAGTGAGCTTTAACAACATATGGAACGTTTTATTAAGCATATCATGACGTCCCTTAAAGCTTATGAGTTCGCCTTCGCCCATCTCAGCTGGAATAGCAACTGAGAAGTTTTTTCTGTTCTCAAAGAAGATAAGATCTGAACCGACGAAGATACAGAATTTATCTGTATCAAAATCTGAACCGCCAGTACAGGATTTGAAATACTCAGATCCTGTTACCATGACGCAGTTCACGTCAAGCATTGTCAACTTTTCGATACAATGGAAGAACCGGCGCTCACAAATATGAGCAATTTGTTCTTCTGACAATTCTTTGCCGTTTTCAACAAGTTTTTGTTTCAACTCACTGATCATTTTTGCAATGATTTCATCTTTTCTTCCGATAAGATTTTTAATCATCATATTTACTGACAACAACTTACCTTTATAAAATTCTCCACATGTTGGAGATCTTAAAGCAGCAAAGTTAATAGTATTATCTTCATTTGCGTACTTTTCCATTTTATTGTAAAGGCTGTTGTGAATAATTGCTTGTTCTTCCTCAAGAACACCGCCATCGATGTACTCTCTGAAAGGATCTACTACGCCAACTAATAGGCGAGATTCTTTAGCAAGAGATCCTTTCAAATCTCTTGTCTTTTTGGTCACATTTTTAGCGGCGCTATTAATCTTTTGATACGCCACTTTTTTGTCAGTAAACAATCTATTGCCGTTTACGAATAATAGTTTATCCTGAATTGCACCATCAAAGCTACCTTCAAAGCTTTTATGAATAGTATTTAATACTGCGTTTTGAATCGCATTTTCAAACGCAGCTTTCACTTTGAGATTTTTTTTCATACTTTTTACCTCCTACAGTAAATTACGTTTTACCTCGTCAAGAGCAGCGTACTGGCTACCTTGAGCGCCAATACGAGCTCGTGTCGTATGGTTAAACTTCATAACAATGAGGACTTTTGCATCCTCATTCAATCTAATACGTGGAGAAATTTTCCACGCATTAAGATCTAAAATAGATATACACTTACCGTCTGGATTCCCTACGACCCATGCTGTATACTGTTTTTCAGCCGTATCGATTTCCATCGGCTCATCACAGTATTTAACATTTTCGACAAGTCGGATAAATTCTTTTTCCTCTGTAATTGTTTCTTCAGTTACAGGGTAGCTCCCATCTTTGGAGCAATTCATAAGTCTACCTTGATGAAAAGTATTTACTTCTTTAGATGGTAAGCCATATTCACGACAAAACCAGTCGTGATTGTGCCATACCATCCCATCAAAAGAGTCTTGTTTGTCGAAGGCTCTTTTAACTACGAAACAATACTTGTCAAGATCGATGTGTAAACGCTTACCATCTACTTGACTGTGCCCAGATCTCGTTGCTAGTTTTTGAGCCTTACCTGGTGTTAAATCAACACCTTCTTCATCGATGCCACCAACAATTTGGAAGCATCTTTCCAAGTAAATATCTGCATACGGCATAGAAGCCCAATTAGACTTCCCTTGCCGTGCAGAAGATGAAGAAGTATTAACAAACTTGCAACCAGTTTCTGGAGCAAACTCTTTATATGCTTGGATGCGACTAAGCGTTTCTTCAGCATAAACGCCTCCTTTGGACTGAATAATATCGCCAACGTCTATGGCAAACACGCCAGGTAACGTATCTACTAAAGATGTTTGTTCAGCATCCCACTCAACCTCAGCTTTCAAAGAAATCTTACCAGTTTTCACAGACATTGTCTTTATATGTTCTTCTACGAACATGCCAACCACGGATATTCTAGACAACTCTATGTTAGCATAGATGTTGTCTTTCTTATCTGTATAAAATTTATATGTTGGAATAGGAACAGAAATTTTGCCTTCTATGGCATTAATATTGTGGAGCGGATCACTCTTAGCGATATCCATCTCCTGGAATGCCATAAAGGCATATTTCTTGAAGTCTTTCGACTTAAGCATACCTCTGCGACATTGACTAATTTTCGCATCGAATTCTTGAGCCTTTTTGCTTTCAATAATTGCATTCAATACATTCAATAAGTTTTTCATTTTAATTTCCTCCTCTATGAAAAACAAACAAAAATAGTTTAATGTTATTTCGGACAGAAAACATTATACGGATTATTTTATTTGTTTTAAATCCGTATAGTGTTCAAAATAAACATCTGGAGCGTGGTTTTCACGCATCCAAACCTTAGCTGCTTCTATTGCATTAAAGCCTTTGAATTTGGCTTTTCTGCCTTTTGTCAAACTTTCGCATTGCTTCCATGTAAGCACAAACCCACAGAAGTTTGCAGTTATAACTGCATAAAAGTTAAATTTCTGCCCTTTAGGACGTTGAAATTCACCGTTCAATGTAGCCACAAATTTTTTAATTCTTGTGTGTTTGGACCAAAATAATTTTTCATCTTGTTCCATTGGGCCGGCTACGGCGATTGTTTCGCCATTTTTTAGGGACCGAACTTCATAGAAGTCAGGATTTAACTCATTTTCAACAGCAATGGTGTTGAATCCCTTACTGTTGTAATACTTTGATGCAGCTTCTATAAACTTGCAAGAAGTTCTTTCATCTGTCGCTACAACTTTTTCAAAAGATTTCATAGAAATAACATTAATAAATACTACGTTTGTCATAATGACCTCCTCGCCTTTCGGCATTTCTAAATTAAAAATAAAGGGCATAATATATCCCTTATATAAGAGCTATATACTATATATATTTATATAGCTCTTATATAAAGAATGAGTTAGTATTTATATAGCGTCCTAACTCACGATGCTCTCCTTAATAGTTCTCTACTACATCATATATACTATATATAATGTAAGAATTATTAAAGATATTGCCCATACTAAGAATAGTATGAACATAACCACTACCTTGTTCATAGTTATCACCTCCTTACTATTACCAAGGTAGTGTGCTATAGTTTATAGTCATACAGCTGGACTATGGTAGCAGCACTGATCTTACTTATAGATCGGTACTGCTACCTTTTCTCCTGGGAAGATAGTGTAACCTTGAGCACCTCCTTCCATCTTCTTACTTTCAGCTACTGCTGTTGCAGCAGCCTCCCTGATGTCATAGTCGACATCAGAGTTTTTATTGGCATCCTTGATGATGCCATTCAATGTTTCACCTCCTCTCACTATATGGAGTTGATAAGAGGCAGGTTGCACTGGTGTTAACCACCATGCAAACAAACCAACAACTACTACTACTGCCATTACTGTTACTATAACTTTTCTCATGATAATATCCTTTCCTCCCATTAATTAGATATAGACATTGTGAAGGAAGTGTTTTGTTTTACACAATGTCTTAATCAAACTGACCCCATCACAATGATGAAGGTCATGACCAATCGACCATCGTTCGTCCCAAATACCACCTAGAATCAAAGGCGGGGGGGCGAACTTTGGTCGATCGGCCATATATATATAAAACACTTACCCCCTTTAAAAATTTTTCAGATTTTGACTATAGGTATGCTTTTCTCATTTAAACACCTTTACTGAGAATATACTTATTTATAAATTCTTTTTCCTACTTATCCTTATTCAAAAAATATACCGACCACAATCTACATCCTTATAGCGAACATATATTCGGCCGATAAATCGGCAAAAAAAATAAGAGCCCGGTTAAAGGCTCTTACTTATAACTAAGAAAGTTCGTTATGAAATCTTTTTTGACGAATGTCTTAAATTCGTTGAACGTCGCTTCTTCGCGTTTTTTACCAATAAATTCTTTAGCTAAATACTTCGCTTGTTCTTTAAATAATAATGTCTGAATCTCGCCGCGTAGCGTATGAATCTCGTAATCGATATGTTCGTAATTACGAAGTGATAGAAATTTAATCACGGCGATAAAGATATATTTTTTACGTATGTCATCGTCGTGCAAGCCTGGTTGTTCATACAGATAATTACCGACGATATCGTACTTAATAATTTCTTTAATATTATTTTTTTTAAATCGAGTAAAAAACGTACTAAACGACGGATAATACATATCGACTAACGTGTCGATATAACTATTAATCGACAAGTTTGTCTTTGCGTCGGCTATCATTACCTGATGCTCCCATTAATAGTAATAATACTAATTCATCGATAAATAGTTTATAAGCTTCTTCTTGATTTTGTGGTTTCTTTTCGAGAATCATTTTTTCGATTAAATCAGTTTTGATCGACATATTTTCGATTTTTTTAATACTATTAACAATATCGTAAGACTCGAGAGTATAAGCAATAATATAGTCGTCGGGAACACTACTCTTTAAAAAAGATGGGTGCACTTTATTATTACTATAATCATATACTACGTCTTTTAATAGAAATTGACCATGCTTATATTTGTGCCACATATCTGTTAAGAAAGCTAAGATACTAATTTTAATTTTATGATTAGTAATGTTACCGACTAAATACGAATAAAAATTGTTGGCGTTAATTTGTTTCATAAAAAAATATCCTCCATATGAAAACAATAATACTTGTATATAGTATTAGTATATCATATAGAGGATATAATTACTACTAGAATACAGAGATTTTTAAGTCGTAAACATTTCCGTATGGAATTGAATCTGGTCCATAAAGTTTATTATCTTCTATCCACCAAAAATCAATTCTATCATTTAATTCTAAGCTATTTTTAGCCCAGCTCCCGTAAGAATTAGTCAATTGCTTTGTTAAAAATATATATGTAGGCTGTACGAAAGCATGATATGAAAGAGATTCTCCTCTTCTTGATTTTTGTGCTATGATAAATGAAATCATGATCTGAGTATAATTTTCTGGTAAATCGCAATATTTTCTAAACCATAAAACATTATTTTCTTCATGTTTATATCCTTGAGAACGGTATCTAAATACTCTATTCATTCTTTCAGACTGTACATTTCCATCACCATATAATATTTTTCCAGTACCAGAATTCATTTTAGATCTTAATTCATTGATCTTATTATTAATATCGTCAAGATCATTCTGAACTAAGAAGCGATGCCAATTACGGTTAGCATCGTACCAACCCGGGTTATGAATTGAACATAAGTTTACTTGATGTGTCGTATCGTACGTACCGATATCTAAATCGGACTCACCTCTATTATTTAAACTCGACTTAATACTATGGAACATATTCGTATTTAATAAGTCTAAGGATGGGATTTTTAAGCCTTCGTTAAACGTTACGAGGCCGGTAAATGTATCGCCCGCCTTATTAGCCTTAGCATCGATATTTAATAGTAAATCGGAAGATAATTTGTCTTTCGTAATCGCATGATCACGAATCTTACGAGTCGTAACGCTCGCATCGGGATGATCGATTTCTTCGAGCGTACGATGTTTACTTAGATCAGATTTAAGACTATTAACTAATTGTTTTAAACCGTCGCCTGTCGTATCCAGAGAAGATTTTAAATCATTCTTTAAATTGGCAAGCATCGAGTCGATCTGATCTTTTAAATAATATTTAGCAACAAGATCGCTCAACAAACCATCGACTTCGCCCTTCGTATAATGTTCTTTTAATAGATTCACCTTAGTCGGGAATAATTCATATAATAAGAAAGCACTTAATGCTTTATCTTCGTCGAAATTAGATTCGCCGTCGGTAAATTCGTCGGACGAAATTACTTCTTTTTTATCGACATGCTTAACCCTATCCTTAAGTCTATTTAACATGTCAGCACGTTTCGGTTCACTTTCGTTAACAGTGAACTCATAATCGTATATATTAGTTTCTGGCATATATATATCCTTTCGTTAATTTAAAATATATACTATTATATTACAAAAAAAATCCCCGCACTTTAAGCACGGGGATATATTGTTTATTATAAAGTATCGTTAGGTTCTAACATAATTTTTCGCCAAGAATTAGCGCTATCTGTAGATTCTGCAATATAAAGTGCGTTACCTACGATAGCAATTTGCCCGGCAAAAGACGGCGCTTTCGAAGTATCGGTTGCTACGATATCGCTCTTTTTAATAAATAATTCATCCGTTCTGGATTTATTATAAATAGCCTTATCGTAATGCTCTGTCGTAAGAACCGTATACGATGCGTTACCGCCTGGCCAATGTTTTAACGTTTTACCGATAACGATCGTATCGTTACGCTTATCACCGACTTCGGTCGTATTCTTATCGTTAACTTTTAATCCGACATAATTAATCGTACCGTCTTTAGATTGACAATGGTAGCCAACCTGATTGCCGACTACGATACCGTTATTTAAAAAGTCGTTATTAATATTATTAAAATAACTTCGTGCAAAATCGTATTTATAAATACGAATATAGTCGTGGCTATTAGCTGCCATATAAATAGCACCGTTCGCAAAAGCGAAATCTTCGATTTCGGCTTTAGGTTCGAATTCAAGCTCACGTACGATAGTTGCCGTATTATCGCTAATTTCGACTTCTACGATGCGTCTCATCAAGCTGAATATAATTTTATTACCGACAAATAAAGCGCCGTTAGAATCGTTATTTTTTTCGTTTACGGTAATAATATATTCCTTACCGTCAGTTAAATTACTGTCAGCATAAATACGAATCCTTCTCGTACTATTATCAGCACCAGGCAAGATACTAGCATATTGACCGGTAACAGGATTATAAGCTACGTTATAAAAATTATCGGTATAATCTTTATATTCACCAGGGTTTAGATTATCGTCGATCGTATAAATACGATTACCGTTAGCAGCACCGTTAGTTGCACGAATCTTACCATCGTAGAATAATGTATTACAATGACCTAACTTGTCGGCACCAGTGTTTTCGGTATTTCGTACCACCGTAAAATCTTCATTTAACTCATAAAGAATTTGAGTCGTACTATCGGCATTAATACAAGCTGCTATAAATTTTTTAGTCTCAGGATTATAAGTGAAACCCTGACACTGATTTACTTTTTCTTTATCGAAAGGAATTTCGGCTACAAGAGCAATATTCTCAGCATATTGCATAACCGGTTTCTGGTTCTTTTTAAGAATAGAGCTAAGACCTTGAGCAATTTCAGAAATAATAGACATTAAAAAACCTTTCTATTATAAATAATTGACCCCATTCATACACGCAATTTCACGAGCGCGATTACGAATCCAGTTGCCGCCAGAAGTATGGACACCGTCTTCGGTACGAACATGACATTCCGGCACTAAAATGTCGAGATCCCAGCGTTCTGCCGGATAATCGTATAAATCTTGTCTTAATAAACAGCGTTCACCATGAGTAAATACTTGGCTTAATGGTAAACCATATGTCACGCAACATAGATATACGACAGTCGCCATTGCTTCGAGTTGTAAGGCATTAACTGGTTCTGAGCCAGGATTATACATTGAG